CCTCCAAAAGGTTTCCTCCCACATAGTCGTAGTCCGTTTCCGCAGGAGTCCAGCCCGTATACTCGTCTCCTTCCTCCAACATCGGCATACATATCCATCCGTTGCCCGAGGCAGTATAGCTAAATGTTCCGTCCACGGTTATGCCGTTGTAGACAAAGATATTCACCTCAATAAACTCTGCGTCGCCCGAGTTGAAAGTGTAATTCACCTGCCTCCACTGGTTCACCTCGTTCTCCTTCGTCAGCCAAACCATGTCTCCGCTTGTCGGATGAATATTCTCCCCTCTATTGCCATTCAGCGCAGCCATCTTGAACACCTCCGAAACAACATGTAAGTCCTTCGTGTCGCACTTTATCCATGCCGAGAAAGTGTAGTCGGTATTCTTCTTCACAGCGATGCCGTTGACGTGCTGTCCCCAGAAAAGTCCATTGTACTGAGGCTTTCCGTTACCCGTCACCGAGAAGCGGATGGCATTATGGCCGTTCACGCCCTGCGTTATCGTAGGCTGAAAGAGGCCGTCCGAATAATATATATCACCCTTCCTTGTCAATGACGTTTCTCGCAGTAGGTTATGCCGTCCTTGCTGGCTCTGAGTCACACTGAGAGTAATCTCCTTTGCTGTCTGCTTGATAGTAGATGTGTAGGCTTTGAGAACGGTAGGATTGCTTCCTTTGAGGTCGTTCTCCAATGCCTTAAATTGCGACTGATACTGCTTTGCCGTAGCCTTTACACTACCCATATACTTAGCAATATTCACCGTGAAAGGCACTTGCGCACGATAAGGATTACCTGCAAACATAAATAGCAACACGACAAAACCGCATGGGGCAGATACATAGCCAGCTTCAGTCTTCACGCCAGAGATAGAATTAAGCTGCACTTCTATATGATAACCCAAATCTGGATCAGTCTTGACAGATGCTACAGCAGAGCAATATACCGCATTATCTACAATCAGATACTTAATCAGGTCTGATACATTCGTACCGCCTCGCATCACTCTCACAACAGCCTTCCTGCTCTGCAATACAGACGAAGGAACTCTTCCTGTATCGTCAGTGTCAAAGACCAAAGGACGCTCGATAAGAATGCTTATGCCGTCTGTTCCTTTTGCTCCATCTTCTCCTTTATCGCCTTTAATGCCCTGTTCACCCTTTTCGCCTTGGCCACCCTTCTGTCCATCCTTACCGTTCCGAATGATAGGTATGTCACAGGTAGCGAGAATTTTGTTTGGATTATATTCGCTTCCCTCGCACATATCAACTCTTACCGAATTTAACCCCGAATTACTTATCTCTTGCAACATACTGTAATAGCTATCGTACTTAGGCTCGAAGTCGATGGAAACAGAATCGTGGTCAGATGGAGTATATTCGCTATACGCACTTCCGTCGTTAATGGTGAGTCGTAAGGTAACTGGACTCGCTTCCGTTGAAAAGCGATTGTCTCTCACGCCTTTCAACATCTTATAGCCTCTAACTACAAGATATTTGTCGCTCCCATATTCATCGCCCTTGTCGATATATCCATTCGTGTAGTCGATACTTCCATCAGAACTAAGCCTGATATAGCTCGGGGACGCCTCAAGGGTGTAGACAACAGCATCATCACCCTTCTCGCCCTGAGGTCCCTGGACACCTGTTTCTCCTTTAGGTCCCTGCGCCCCCTGTTCTCCTTTTTCTCCCGACAGCACCTTCTGCCAGTCCGAAGTTCCGTCTTTCGGCTCCGAGTTGCAGCCGTTGGGGTTGACGCAAGTCCACAGTGCGTTGTTGTGGTTCACCTGGTCGTAATGGCCGTAGCTCACGCCCTTCTGCCACTCGCCTCTGTAATTAACAAGGTGTATCGTGTCACCAGCACTCGATACCCATTCGATGGCTGAACTTACGATCTTTGAGCCGTTAGGCGAGAACACGAATACCTCCTTTCCTTCGTGGGTATATGCGTTTACGCCTCGCAGTCCTACTATGCGAGGTGTACCATTGCCTGTACTTTCAAGCATCAGGACGGCTTGGCGTGTTGCATCCTCTCTCGCGCCATCGAGCACGATGGTGTCACCAGCTGTTGGCGTGTCGCTGCCCGCCATGCAGTCAGTAGCCGACATTATCACCCAGTCAAACAGTCTTCCACCATACAGCGCCGTACCGTCTGCAGCTGTGATAGTCACAGGCTGAGTGCTCACCTCTGTCACCAGTCGCCAGTAGCTCTTATTGCTCACGCCCTCGTGTTTCCCTTCGAGGATATTGAAGCTTTGACAGCGTGCTTGGTCTTTCACGCGCCACAGGTTTTGCGTCGCCGTACTGCCATCATCTGCCAAGAGATAACACTTCCAGCCTGTCGTAACACCCAATGCGGAGTATTGCTCTTCCACGTGCACAATTTTCGAGCCTGCGCCCGAAAGATAGACGTTACCACCTGCATAACTCAACTTGCGTATCTCGAGCTCGTGGAAGATAGCCTTACACCACACCTCCAGCTCGCTCAGCGACAGGCGATAGCCGCCGTTCTTCGTGCGCAACAGCCCGAAGCCCTGCTGCGTATCCTCATCGTAGTTAGCTGAACGCACATCGTCGGTCTCGATGCCGCCCTGCGCCTTCAGCTTCTTCAGCATCGCCACCACGTCGGCAAAGAGAGCTGCTGCCTTGAAGTTCACGTCTTTCTCAAAAGCCACCTTCCCCTTAAAGGTCTCGTCCTGATCCTTGCGTGCGAAGTGATCGAGCGCCTCTGCCGAGAGGTCCACCTCTCCAGCCTTCGTGGCATAACCTGCAGTGCCGGCATGTCCAGCCTGCTCTGCATACTGTGCACTGCCTGCCTCCTTGGCCTTGTCTGCCTCAGACGCGCGCCCCGCCTTGCTGGCATATTCGGCTTCTGTCGCAATACCTTGCAGGCGGGTCACCCTGGTTGTACCGCCGCCCGACGCGCCCGTGTTCTTGGGCTTGGTGTATATCTTCGTTTTAATCATATTCTAACACGATTTGAATGTTGTTCTAATTCAAGGCAATAAGCCTCTTTTTACTTTTTTACCTTTAAAAGCAAGAAGGCCCTTTTTACCTTTTTACTTTTTTACCTTTTTACCTTTCAATCGGTCTCTTTCATCGTCACCTGTGCGGTGCCTTCTGTCAGATTCCGGCTGATACCCTGTACGGCGAAGGTCTTGCCGATGGCAGGATGCCGGTAGAGGTTGAACAGCGACACCGTGCTGCCTTCGTCCATAAAGTTCTGTTCCATCAGCACCTTCGGCTTGTGCCATTCCTCCCAGTAGTCGTTCACGTAGTGCTGTTCTGGCTTCGCCTGTTCCTGTGTCCGCCTGTTGTATATCGAGAGCAGCGGTGTCGAAGTAGCTGTACATAGCGGAGAAGAGAGGAACACACTGTTGCCCACGCCCAGTTTCTTGCAGTCACTGGCAGTCAGTGCGGTCGTGATCTTGAACTCCAGGTCATCCTTCTTGTTGACGAAGGCCTCCTGCGTGTCGCTCATATACACGATGTCGCTGTCGCCAGCTGGCACCTCAGCCTTACCGTTGTCGCTCACCACCTTCACCTCGAACTTCTCCACCATGATCGACGAGGTGTGCGCCAGGAGCGGCACGCTGCGGGTCGACCATTTCGTGTGCCGCCAGAACGAGGGGTGCCGCCTTACGATTTCCTCCCATGTGATATTCACAGGACCGAGGATAATAAACTTCACCTGTCCGCTCACCTTGTCATCATACCTCACAGGGATGGCAGTGCCTTCTGCGTCTATGCCGTCGTAATACCACACGTTGTTCTGTACATCGAACACCGTACCCACCATCTTATCGCCTATCTTCGGGTCTACACCGATGGTGAAGCTCTGTGCGTAGTATTCATCATCGCTGCTACACTCAGCCCTGGTCTTGTACTTCTGCCACACGTAGTCCTGCTTCTCGCCGTTGCCAGTACCCGCTGTGTCCGTGCCGAGCTTCTCGCCAGGAGCCTTCTCCACCACGCACTTGTCGCCCACGATGAGCATACACGCCAGGATGGGCACCTTCGACAGCTTGTCTGTGCGGTCACCATACGCACTGTACTGATACTCGTACTCCTGCGGACCTTCTGCCGTGTAGGGTATGAAGCCTGGGTTTCCCTCTATATCGGGTCCCTTATTCCAGGCGCTGCCCGTTATCGCTGCCACCTCCTCGTGCCAGTGCTTACGGGTGTAGTATCTGCCGTCGCTGTTGTTGCGGCTCGGTACCGTCTTGTGCCAATAATAGGGGAACAGCTGCGGATGCTCCTGCTCGTACAGGAATCTGTTGTAGAGTGTCGTACAGTAGTCCGTCATCTTCATCAGCGGATTTAGCACCATCTTGCCCGATATCACTATATAGTTGGTCACCATCGGGTCGGCTGGCGACAGCACACCGCCCGCCACGTTGCCCGTATACTCTGCGCAGGGTATGGCGTTCTTGATGTCGTCTGCCGATGGCCGGTACTCACCCTCCGTGTCCTTGCCGTTGCCGTTGGTCGTTATCACCATGTAGTCGGTCATGCTGATGCTTGCCGTGGGCGAGTTGTCCGAGCCGTCGCCTCTTTTCTGCACCTTACCCGTGCTCACTATCAGCGCCGCACACATCATCTTGCCCAGCATGTCTATCAGCTGCGTCTGGTCTGTTCCGCTTGTCAGCTCCAGCATGTTCCTGCCGTCGGGCGCATAGAAGGTCCATCGGGGATGATTCTTCACCAGTGCGAACCAGTCGGTTACCTTCGCACCGTCGTAAGTTGTCTTACCCTCGTTCGTCACCATATCTACGATACCGTCATACGCAGCCCAGCCCTCGCCGTCGGCACTATACTCCGTCAGCAGCAGCTGGCGCTTGCCGTACACACTCTCCAAGGAGTCGCTGTCTAACGGGTCGTCCACCAGTTCCTCTGTCTTCGTTACGCTCGCCGTCAGCAGCAGCTGGTTGTAGGTCTCGCCGATGCTTATCTGTGTGTCGCAGTCTGCCACGATGGCCGTCTCCACCGTCACCTTCTTCGGCATGGTCCGTATATTTTTCAGGCTACCATCTATGTTGTGCCATATCGTAGCCTCACCAGCCCTTATCGTCTCCCAGCTGAAGATATACATCCTCCAGCCGTCCTGCACGATGTGAAGATTAAGATAGCGCAGCACCTCGCTCAGCACATCCTCCTGTGTCCACACGTCGTCCTCCTCGTCGCCAAGAAAGAGCAGCTCGCTGATGCTCAGGTCGTCCAGGATGGAGTAGTGGCGGGCGTTGGTAGCGTCGATAGCCTTCGACCCGTCGTACAGCACGGCCGTCTTTCTGCCGCCCGATATATCCAGGTTCTCCGTCACCCCCGTCAGTATCTCGCTCACGATGTCATGGAAGCTGCGCTGGCTGGCCTGCAGCTTCACGCTCTCATACGACGAGCCTGCGGTACCCACGTTCCGATAGGTGCTGTATTGTAGCGCACCCAGTGCGTCCACACACGTCAGCTCCACCTCGTCCCACACCTCATTGTAGCCTTGCGAGAACGCCTGAGGCTCCAGGTAGCCTGCGAATACACAGCGTCCACCCTCGTAGATGTTCACCACCGCATCACGGCACGACGAGCAGAAGAAGTCAGCCACGTAGTTGCGGCACAGCAGCCTTATGCTCGCCTGGCTCATCAGCAGTACGTCGAAGCTGTCGTTCACCTGCGTGCTTGTCTCCACAGGGTCCTCGCTCCAGCTGATGTCGCTTCCCTCGCCACCTATCTCCACCTCCTTCGTGCGGTCCCCGTGGGTCAGTATCTCCACCTTCACCTCCACGTCTCTCTCGTTACAGTAACTTCCGTGTATATACATATCTGCTTTTTTTACTTTTTTACCTTTCAATCAGCGAGAAGGCTCTTTTTACCTTTTTACTTTTTTACCTTTTTACCTTTCAATCAGATCTTAATGTTCGAGCGTCTGCGATTAGAGCGGGTCTCGTTAGCTGTCACCAGTACGATGTCCCTGCCTCTTATCTTGCCCACCACGCTGCCGGCCTTCACGCCTCCTGCGCCTCCTGCCATCAGTCCTGCCAGGACGTCCGTGTTCACCGTGGGCTGCATCCTTCCGTTGGCGATGGCGAAAAGTTGTGCCTGCTGGGCTGCGTTCAGTATCATCTCGCCAGAGTTCACACGAGCCAGTACTCGGTCGCCGCTCTTGCTGTTGCCGCCCACGATACCACCTGTGGCAAACTGGCTGATCGTCGCCACCATGCTCACGAGTTGCGCTGTACCCGATATTCCGAAGGCTAACCATGTTATCCAGCTCTGCTTAGCAGCACTGGTCATCGCTGTGGCCAACGACAGCGCTAATTGTCCGATGGCTGCCATCACCAAGCCTGCCTTGGCTGCGGCCGAGTCGCCACCCAACTGCTGCATGGCGCCACCCAGAGCCTGACAGGCAGTGCCGGCTGCAGCGAAGCCCTGTGCCGTTGGGTTGGCTATGCCCTGGATATCTGTCATCGCCTTCTCCACGCTCTCAAAGTTGCCCAGGTCTACATTGCCCAAGCCCTTGATCTTATCTAAGTCTTCCATCTTCTGCGTCAGCTTCTCCAAGCGCTTGGGGTCGGCCTGCACCTGCAGAGGGTGCTCCTTTAGATACTTCTGCATGTCGTCGAACGACTCCTGCAGCTGCTCTGCCATGGGTTTGATGGTTTTCTTCACCTCTATGGGTGGCGGAACCTCCACGCCTATGCGTACCTTCAGGAAATAGAGGTCGCGCTGTAGCGCCTCCATCTCGTTGTTGAGCGACTTGGCGGTTGCCTCGTTGGCAGTGGCGCTGAGTTGTCTCTTTTTCTCGTCAATGGCTTTCGTGTACCAGTCGATACTTCCCTTCAGCGGGTCGTCTTCCTCGTCGGTCACGGATGGGGTATGGTTACCAGTTCCGCCACTTCCGGCTCTGCCGCCTGTGCCACCTGTGCCGGAAGTTATTTTGCCCGCATCTATCAACCCGTTGCTATTGGCAGCTGAAGCCATTTGCTTCTTTGTGTCTTCTATCTGCTTAGATAGATTATTAATGGAATTATCAATCTTGGCCACTTGTTTGTCGCCCGAAACGTTGGTGCCATTATACCGCTCTGCACCCACCTTGGTGAACCGCCACTGCCCGTCATTACCAACTTTTCCGTATCTTTCACTTCGCCAGCTTTCAGGCACAACATCCCCTTCCTTAGCATGTCTTCCGCCTTTTTTGGCATCATTAGCTATATTCTGTACAACCTTATTCTTCTGCTCTACAAGGCCAATCTGCTTCTGATACAGTTGGGTCAACTTGGCAGCATAGGCGGCAGCCTGCGCTCTTCGGGTAAAGGCTTCCACCACAGCACCTGTATTCTTCCGAAATATGTTTTCAGCATCAGCCACTCCGTTCACCTTGATCTTCAGCTCGGCAAAGGCCGACTGATTGTTTTTTATCCATGCGGTTTTTTCATGCTCACTGCGCAGGTTCTTCCAGCCATCTTTCAGCTGTTCGTATTTCATAATCAGATTGGCATAAGTACTCTTTAGTGTGCTGTCGTAGGCACTCTGTACAGCATCGGCAGCTTTGGCTTCTTCGCTCGCCATATTTTTTGCACTCTCCGCAGCCTGAGTATTACTATTTGTGAGATGCCCGATAATTTCAGTAAGAGCCACAATAGCGATACCTATACCTGTAGATATCATCAAACTACGAATTGCAAGTTTTAAGGTCTCAGCACTCACAGCTGCCCCTCGCATGGTGGCTGAACATACTTCTACAATAGGGGAAAACATCGCTATCACTGTTCTCGCCAACTTGGCTGACACTGCCAAGATATTAAACGTCTTCGATAATGACACTACAGAAGCTGCGAACATAGCCATCTGTGCGGATATACTGATATAAGGCAGCACGTTGCCGATAGACTTCTGCAGCGTGTCAGAACATTCTCCCAACTTATTATTGAGCATCTGTAAGGTTGAACTTCCCGTGTGTGCCACGGTATCAAATGCATTATCAATAGTTCCTGCGCTGTCCTTCATGCTGCTCACGTTTTCGCTGAATTTATCCGACAGGTTACCCATCAGCGGCGTGAGGGCGCGCAGACTCTCTGCGCTTCCGAAAAGTTTGCCGTACACCTCCTGCTCCAGAACTCCACTCGATTTCGAGTACTCCTGCACACTCTTTCCGAGTTGCTGAAGGAACTGCTCCATGCCGCCTGCAGCCTTGATGGCAGCCGCGTCAAACTGGATGCCCATCTGTTGCGCCATCTCTGCAGCCTCGCTCGATGGCTTGATAAGAGCGGTGAATATAGCCGCCAACTGCGTGCTCACCTCGGCAGTATCACCGCTCACGCCCGTCAGTGTGCTGAAGGTCGCCATCAGCTCATCCACGCTCACGCCAAGGGTGGCAGCCTGAGAGGTGACACGTGGCAAGGCTTGCGCCAACTGCTCAAAGCTCGTAACACCATTCTTGGCCGTGAGCTGTATCTTGTCCTGAATGGAGCCTGCAGCCTCCCAGTCTAATCCATAGTTCTTGATGATAGTGGACGTCACCTTCACCGTTTCCTCAAGGTCTGCAATACCAGCCACAGAGGCGCGGGCCGACTTGTTAAGGAACGTTATCCAGTTATTCTCTGGCACACCGTTGGAAATAACCTGATAAAGACCATTTGCCAACTTGTCTCGGGCAACAGGAACCTCGTGGGAGAGTTCGGCCACCTGGTCTTTCAACTTGACGAAGTCCTCGCCGCTCTTTCCTGCCATGGTGTTGGCAGCCGCCATGGCACCACCGAAGCTGCGGCTTTCAGCGGTAATATCATTTAGTACAGACGAGAGTTGTCCGATAGCATTGGAGACATTGTTCCATTTCTCCACTATCTGATTGGTATTGATGAGCTGCTCTTGCAGCGCACCGGCAGCCCCCTTTGCGCTGTCAGCAACACGGCGCAGATTATCGACAGCCGTAGTAGCCGTCACAACCTTTTCCTTGCCGTCAATATTGAGCCGAATGTTAAATCTTACCTCGTTGGCCATACTTTTTGCTTTATAATTTTGATTATTCGATTCTTTTTACTATATTTGCAGCGTGTTATTATTTAAACATCATTATGGCAGAATATAAAGTTACACCGATGAAAGACAGAACCGTCTGCGGCTGGATTGCCGTCGCAAGCTTCATTATAGGACTGGTTCTCTGCGACTGGGTTATGGGGGCAAAAGCGCCAGGCTGGGCTTCCGATTTATTGATTCTGTGTGGTATCACTATGTTTATAAGCACCATGTTGTGGGTGATTATGCTCTGCCAGGATGATAATATATAATTTCATTTTACCCCTGCCTTTTTCTTCGCCTCCCTGTATCGCTCCATGATTTCCTCACGGCTCTGACCATTTTGCTGGCTCCGGCAAGATGTTGCCTTCTGCTCTTCACTTTCCCATGGGAACTTCATGAAGTCCTGCGCCCTCAGTTGCTTCTTCGAGTAGGGCTGCAGAGAGCACAGGCACTGCATCCGCATACGCTCCCACCTGCCACGCTCCAGGTCCGTCTCCCGTTGCCACCATGCGTCATACGCCGCATAGAACTCAGAAGGGGTGCATCGGCAGAAGTCATCCTTGCTCATACCCATACACCCCATCGCTACGCCCTGCAGATGCTCCACATCCGTGGGCTCATATTCGCAGCCATCAGCCGACGAAGCTTCGCCGGCTATTTTTTTTTATCTTCACCCGTCTGTGCCATCGCCTCGTTCCAGGCGTTCAGGTCGTCGGGAGTAATCTGGCAGCAGAACGTCTCAAAGTCCGTCTCGAAGTCCACACCGTCGGCCTTACAAGCACACTTCACGCAGCACCACATAAACATCAGAAGCTCCTCGATGTCGCCACCGCTCATCTGGCTCACGTCCTTCTGCATGTTGCGCTTATACAGCAGCATGGCGCCCATCGTCAGGCGGCAGGGTAACTCCACGCCGCCGATAGTGATATACATTTCCTTATTCATAACCAACACGTTACTTCACAGATTTTACACCACTATCCGACTGGCTCGCCACAGCCGTCGCCTGCAGACCTGTTGTCTGTTTCTCCACCTTGCCGCAGTTCTCCAGCTGGATGGAGTACTTCGAGTCGTCGCCTGCCTGGGCGTCGAGGTCCAGCGAGGTGATGATAAACTTACCCTTGTAGCCACCGGCTGTTTTGCCCGAACGGCTGCCTGCCTCGCGCACGTTGTACGTCACGTCTACAGGCTTGCCGCTTATCTGCATATCCTTCAGCTGGTCGTAGGTAGGAGCATCCGTGGTTCCGTCTGTGCACACCACGCCGTCCGCGCTGATGCTCTCCGAGTAGCTCTTCACGTACTTCTCCTTCCACTTGCCGCTCGCAGCTTCCTTGGTCACTCGCTCGCCGGTCTCCGTCTGTGTCGTTATCTTACAGCCGGTACTGAAGGCAAGCGCACCGCCACCCACCGACAGGATGAGGTCGGTTCCGTCTAATATATGTTCCATATTCTATTCTCTTTTTTTAATGATTACTGATAAATAAACTATTAGGATCAATCCGATAACCGCATACGTCCACATCGCCCAGTCGCGTTCGGGAGGCTTCTTCTCTTCCACGCTTTCCACACCGTTATAACGGCTTTCTGATGCCGTTCTATTCGTTTTAGAAGAAGAACTCACCGAAGTGCTACCAGCTGACTCCTCGCCCTCTGTATAATTCTGCCCCTTCGACCGTCCACGTCCCTCGATGCGATAACCGCCGCCCTCCAGTGGTCTGATGAGCCACGCCTGCTGCCACTCCTCGTCAGCCGTCGTGCTTGACCTCGTCTGACTCGTCGTCTGCGTCGTGTCGTGGCTTACGCTGCTGTCTTGGCTTGCGCTGCTTGCCTGTTGTGTCTCCTGCGTCTGCGTCAGCGCCGTCTTCTTGGTTCTGCAGCTCGCCGCTGACAGGACAAGAAGCACGATGAGGGCACAGCTGTATAGCCTCGATAGCCCTTGTGAGGCGGTTGAGCGCATAGCGGGTGCGGGCGTTCTCGCGGTTGAGTTCCCCGATAGCCTTTGCATTGTCTTCTGCTGCATCGTTCAGTTCTTTTTGTTTTGCCAGGAGTTCCTTGCTCACGTCGCCATACATCTCCTTGAAGGTGTCGTGTATGCGCTTCGCCTGCTCGGCCTCCTTTACTTTTCGATTGGCTATCCAGGCGATGGCAGCACCTATGCCGCCGCTCGGGATAGCCCACTGCAGGATGTTCATAATCATGTCTGTCATCGCCTTTCTAACCGTTTGAATTTAATGTTAAGTATATGATGAAGATTTGAAGCCTTGTTAGCCTGCCTTATAGCCGCTGTAGATCACACCGCCGGCATCCTCCTTCTTTGGCATACAGATGAAGTAGTGACGGTAAGACACTAAGTTGCGCTGATACTGAGGATCACTCTCCGCAGGGCTGTAGTACATCTTCGTCTCGCCTGTGGCCTTGAACACACGTGGCACGTAGAATGCGAACGAGCACTGGAACTCGCCAGCCTTAGGTGTGGCGCCAAGGGTGTTCTTCACACCTGCAGTACTGTAGGTAGGACAGGCACCGTACTCGTAGATGTCGAAGCCATAGAGGCGGCCTACGGTACCGTCGTTGCGGTTGATGTTATACTGCTCCTTGAATGCCTGATCGGTTTCCAAGAGGTCGTTCACGTGGTCCGTACAGAGCACCAGACGGCGGTCAGTCACAGGCACGCCTAATGCGTCGAGCTTACGCTTCAGAGCCACAACGTCGTCAATGCAGAGCTTGATGCGCTTGGTGGCGGCGTCCACTGCGCCAGTAGTCACGAGCACCGGGGTCTTGTCCGTGTTCTTCGTAGGACAGAGCGCATGGGCTGCCTTGGCATACTTGGCATCGTTCAGGGCATTGGCGCAGCTTTCCTTCACGCGGGCCATCTTGAGGTAACTGAGAGCATACAGCTCGTCGTCGGTCACTGGCACCACCTTGGTCTGGAACTTGTCAAGCGAGAAGGTCTTGTCGCCGTCCTCTAACTCCTGAATGTCCAATGGGTAGGTGGTGTTGTTGACAAGCACCTGTGGGTCGGCACCCACATCCACGAGGTGAATCACGTCGTTTTTCACGATCGAACTCTGGTCGGGCACACCGTTGAGCCATGCTGCGTCCAGTTTTCCACGCAGAGCCTTGACCAGCTCACCTGTCCACACCTCTGTCAGCACACCATCATAGGCTGCATCCTCAGGCATGAAGCCAGGCACCGCGATGGCGATGAGACTGGCCACGATAGCACCGCCAATGGCGCTGCAGCCCAACAGCGTTGCGATAATTCCACCCACAATGGCATTGAAGAGCAATGCCGTCATGATCTTGATAATTGTTTTCTTTTTCATTGTTCTAAATCTTTTATTTTTTACCTTTTTACCTTTAAAAGCAAGAAGGCTCTTTTTACCTTTTTACTTTTTTTACCTTTTTACCTTTAAACATTACGCAGGTTCAAATCCGTACTCCGCCTGGTAGAGGCGCACGAATTCATCGTGGTGGTTATCATGCAGGTCCATCATCACGTTGGATGGCACAGCACTCAGCTTCTCGTACTTCGAGTAGTCTTGTGGGTCTGCCACGATATTACCCTTGTCGGTTCGGTGTAGGGTTGCCGTAATCTTGCCCTGGGGCTGCATGGCCGATAGGGTGAGGTTCAACTGCTCCAGACCCAACTTCTTGCCCAGTTCCACGAAGTGATCCTTCATGCCTGCAGCAAGTCGCTTCTCGGCGATGGCGGTTTCCACCGCACGTGTGACAGCGGCCAACTCCACGGCCTGTTGCTGCGCCTGGAGTGTCTGTACCTGGTTCTCCAAGGCGGTCACCTTACTTGCCGCAAGACTGAGGCTTGCGAGCTTCTCATTCACTTCTGCTTCCGTTGCGGTCTCCTTCAGACCCAACTTGATCGCTAAATCTTTTAATTCCATTTCTTTGTTTTTTAATGGGGTTTTACTTACATTATCTAATAGGGGAAGAACGCCGTCGATGGCATTCTGTCCTGCTGAAAGTGAGATTGTCTTGCCTTCATGAGTGAGCACGATGGCGTCATTATTGCCACCAATATCTACCACACTCACCTCGATGAGTTTCGATTTCGTCACCGTCGGTCTCTGCTGACCCTCAACGAGCAGTTGCTTGTCGTCGCTCATCTCCAAGACCTGGAAGTTCGCGCTCACCATTTTCACGCTGCCGAACTCCCATTGCTTCTTCAGTTGTCGCGACAGGTCCGTAGCCTCGTCAAAGACCAGCTCGCCAGTCACGTCCTGGCCTTCCACCTTCAAATCCTTCACCAAGCCCACCACCTTGCCGCGCTCGTGCATGTAGAGCAGCACGGGGTTGCGCTGATACTGCGCCAGGTCAATACCTGATGTAAGGATTCGAGTGCCGTAGCAGTTGACGCTCTCATTACTGATTCTTACTAGTTTACCTTTGCTCATATCTTTTTTACCTTTTTACCTTTAAAAGCTTTTTTCGGATGCAATATTACTAACTTTTCGCATAACCTCCAAAAAAGTATGAAATGCTTGCACACTTCCGTGAAGCCACTGCACACTATTTTTGTAGATTGCCCAAAAAGTCGCAATTTTGCAATACCAAACCCGCAGGGCATCAAGCTCCTCCGTGGTTTTCTATTCACATTATAATAACATTCGAATATGACAAAAGCAGAATTAGAACGTAAGAAGAACCTCGCCCGAACCCTCTATATGGCGGGTAAGGAACAGGCAGAGATAGCCGAGCAGATTGAGGTGTCAAGGGTAACAATATCCAAGTGGGCCAACACGGAGGGATGGAAAGAGCAGCGGGCTGCCAAGAACGTGACGCGACCGGAGCTGGTCAACAAACTCCTCTTCACTATCGACACCCTCATCAGTCAGGTCAACGAATCCGGCGACCCAGACAAGATATCCGGACTGGGCGACCGATTGGCCAAACTCTCGTCCGTTATCCAGAAACTCGACAAGAAAGCCAACGTGGTGGATGCTATCGAGGTGTTCATGGCCTTCAGCAAGTGGATGCAGTTCCGCGCACAGACCGACCCGAACATCACACCCGAACTCCTCAAGACATTCAACTATTACCAGGATCTCTTCATCTCCGACAAGATGAACAATGGTTTCAGTTGCGAACTCTAAGGTATAACAATAATAATTAGAAGCAAAGAAGGATGGCTACACTATCAGAGAAGAAACAGGCCATCGAGGCATGGCGGGAACACTGCAAGCAGATAGCAGCGCTTACCGACACCTCGCTCATGGCTCCCGAAAGCAAGACGGAGCGGAAGAAACGCATTGCTTCCCTGCAGAGGGACTATGCTGCCTTCTGCGAATATTATTTTCCCCATTTCCTGCAGCTCAAGGATAAGACCACCGGCAAGGTGCTGCGCACCATCCACAATGCGCCGTTCCACAACCTGGCAGCCCGCAAGGTGAAGTCTACACCCAACCTGAAGGCGGTATTCATGTGGCCTCGTGGTCACGCCAAGAGTACCCATCTGGACGTTTTCCTGCCCCTGTGGCTCATGTTCCAGCCTCTCAGGCTCATCAACTTCATGGTCATCGTGGGCAAGAGCGAGGATGCTGCCTGCCGACTCTTGGGCGATATACAGGCAGAACTGGAATACAACGACCGACTCAAAGCGGATTTCGGAGAACAGAAACCCTCTGGTGGCGACTGGACCGATGGTGAGTTCAAGGCACAGTGCGGCGTCAAGTTCCTGGCCTGTGGCCGCGGTCAGAGTCCTCGTGGTCTGCGCGACCGTGAGGCACGTCCCGACTATATCGTCATCGACGACCTCGATGATGACGAACTCTGCAAGAACGAGAAGCGTGTCCGTGAACTCACCTCATGGGTCAAGTCGGCCCTCTTCGGTTCCTTGGACGTGGGCCGTGGCCGCTTCATCATGGTAGGCAACCTCATTTCCAAGAACTCCGTGCTCTTCAATATCGCTCACACCAAGGGCGTATTCCTCTCCAAGGTGTATGCCGTGGATAAGAACGGAGACCCTACATGGCAGGAGAAATGGACGCGCGAGGAGGTGGATGCCTACCGTGAATTCGTGGGCTACCGCGACTGGAATAAGGAGATGATGCACAACCCTATCAAGGACGGTACCATCTTCCGACATGAATGGATCAAGTATAAGCGTATGCCGAAGCTCTCGAAGTACGATGCCCTGGTATGCTACACCGACCCATCGTGGAAGTCCACCACCGAGAACGACTACAAGGCGTGCCGACTCTGGGGAAGCATCGGTAAGGAACTGCACCTCATCGACTGCTTCGTGCGTCAGGACACAACAGGCGCCATGGTGAGATGGCTCTACAATCTCTACGAGCGAAGCCTGGAGGAGGGGGCCAGCATCCAGTTCTACATGGAGGCAAACCTGATGCAGGATACCGCCCTCGATGAGTTTGCCGCCGAGGGCGACCTGCGCGGCTACCAGCTGCCCATCACGGCCGACAACCGCAAAAAGCCCGACAAGCTGCAGCGCATCGAGTCCGTAGCTCCACTCTGGGAGCGTGGCGTGGTGTTCTACAACGAGGCACTCCGAGACTCCGAGGATATGCAGGTGGGCATCGACCAGACACTCTCGCTCGAACATGGCAGCCGTGCGCACGACGATGCGCCCGATGCCGACGAGGGCGCCATCTATATCCTCCAGAAGCAGGGCAGAGTGGCTGCCTTCGTTCCGAGAATAGTCAAGAGAATGCGCCCAAAGAATTCATGGTAACAAAAACATTTCTAATTTCTCATTAAATTATGAGTTTCATCACACAGGAAGACTTCAAGGTCGTGAGCAGCGAAGCTTCGCTCAAGGCCATCACGGGTGCCGACCCGGATAACATCAGCAACGCCATTGCGGAGGCACAGGAGGAAGTGGCAGGCTATCTGCGACCTAAGTACGACACCGACCGCATCTTTGCTACACAAGGCGACGAGCGCAACCGCCAGCTCGTCATGTACACCGCCGACATCGCGCTCTACAACATGTCTGCATCGCTCCCAAACCGTATGGGCTACGAGACCCGCAAGGAGCGTTACGAGAGGGCCGTCAAGTGGCTCGAGGGCGTACAGGCGGGCAAGATAGTACCCGACCTGCCCGTCGCCACTGACGAGTCGGGCAACGACATCTCGCAGGGAGGTGTCCTGGCATACGGCAACGGGCCCGACCGCCACAGCTGGTAAAGTATTAGTCGGAATAGTAATCGGAAAAAGGCTCTTTTTACCTTTTTACTTTTTTACTTATAAATTAAACATTAAACGAAAATGGCAAGATTGAACATAAATAGAGCCAAAGACCGCATAGAGGATGCCTGGAGAGCATTCCTCGGCCGACCGCAGCTCTGGAGAACCAAATATGGTAACATCGAACTGGTAGGCAAGAACAACCGCCGACAGGTGGAAAGCATCATCGCCAAACTGCAGCGTACCACCGAGGCACTCACCAAGGGCGACATACAGAAGTGGCGACGTGCGTGGCAACTCGCCATCAGCGTGGAAAGCCCCAACCGGCAGGCGCTCTACGACGTCTATCGCGATACCGAGATAGATGCCCACCTCTCTGGCTGTATCGACCAGAGAAAGGGCTTCGTCATGTCTCGCTCTTTCAAGTTGGAGGACAAGAACGGCACACCCAACGACGACCTCAACCACTTCCTTGAGCAGGAATGGTTCGTGGAGTTCTGCCGCCTCGTGCTTACTACTCCCTACTGGGGGCATTCGCTCATCGAACTCGGAGACCTCGGTACCGATGGCGACGGATGCCTCGCTTATAACAGTGTGACGTTGGTGGATCGTAAGTACGTCATACCCGAGCACCACCGCGTCATCACCGACCTCGGACAGGACTGGACTACGGGTATCGACTACCACGAGCCGGAATGGTTCGGCAACCTCATCGAGGTGGGCAGACCCGACGACCTCGGCCTCTACCTCAAAGCTTCGCTACACTGCATACCTAAGAAGAACGTACTGGCGGCATGGGACGTCTTCAGCGAGATCTTCGGTATGCCGCTGCGCGTTGCCACCACCAGTTCCAGGGATCAGAAGGAGGTGGACCGCATCGACGACATGATGGCGCGCATGGGTCAGGCTGGCTATGCCGTACTGCCTACGGGTACAGAAATCCAAATCGTAGAGAGCGCCAAGAGCGACGCATTCAACGTTTACGACAAGCGTGTGGATCGTGCCAACTCTGAAATCTCCAAACTTATCATAGGCCAGACCATGACTATCGAGGACGGGAGCAGCCTCTCGCAGAGCCAGACCCACCTGAAGGTGTTTGAAAACTTAGTGGAGAGCGATGCCAAGTTGCTCGCCAACACCATCAACAACCAGCTGATTCCTCGCATGATCAGCCACGGTTTTCCTCTGCAGGGTTATCACTTCGCATGGGATGACAGCCCAAGCTACACCCCGGAGCAGCAGATGGAGTACGAGAAGATGATAGCCGACCGATACGAGGTGGACGGCAAGTACTTCGCCGACAAATACAATATGCCCGTAGGTGAACGTATCCAGCAGCCTTCACTCTTTGGCAGTGAACCTGCAGACACGAAGAAAGACTCAAAGGAAGACCCAAAGGACAACAAAAAGGACCTGAAGAATTTTTTCGACTGAGCCCCGAAGATTACGAGGGGCTACACTCGAGATACAAGGAGATACTGAAGGGCATGGACGTGCCCGACGCTATCCAGCTCATGGGCGATAAGCAGTGGCAGGAAATCAAGTCGCGGCTCACTGGTAAGTTCAATAAGATGATGAAGGGCCTCTTCCGTCAGAAGGGGGCGCAGCTCGATATCAACATCCTGGCAAGCGACGAGGCGCAGGATTTCATCACCACCCATGCGGGCATCCTTGATGGCGGCTTCCAAAAGGTAGAGATGAGCGACAAGATGCGCGAGCGGCTTACTCGCTCCAACTACATCTTCTCGGGCATCAAGACGTTCCACGAGCTCAACGAGGCTTTCCCTTCCATGCTCGATGAGAACGGCAATAAAAAGCCGTTCGAACGCTTCCTGAATGACGTCCAGAAAATCAACGACACCTACAACGCCAACTATCTGCACGCCGAATACAACTTCGTACAGGCTTCTGCCACCATGGCGGCGAAGTGGGAACAGTTCAGCGAGGATGGCGACCGATACAACCTGCAGTACCGCACGGCCAAGGATGACAAGGTGCGCCCGGAACACGCTGCCCTCGATGGGGTAACACTCCCCATGAGCGACTCTTTCTGGGAAACCTATTACCCGCCGAATGGATGGAACTGTTTCCTTCCTAATACGCCCGTACTTACCGCTAATGGCTGGAAACACATCGCCAGCATCAAGAAGGGAGACTTAGTAATCGGAGGAAGTGGAGAGTTCCGTGAGGTAACAGCCACGCTTTCCCGTCCGTTTGAGGGCGACCTTGTAACTATCATCACCAAAGGGGCGAAATCCACATGCACCCCAAATCACCGCTTCTGCACAAGGAGAGGATGGGTCGCTGCGGAAAACCTTCACAAGGGAGATATAATTATCCAGGTCGGTGAACGTTCTCCGCTTCACCTGCTCGTTCACGCAGTAGGCAACACATATACCCTCCTTTGCTATGCACTGATGGCGTGTATAAGAAAGGGGAAAGCGGTTGCGTCCCTGGCAGTCAATCACAAGCCTGAGTTCTTTAATAAAGAAATCTACGACGTAGCCTCCAATAAGCTTGCGAACCTCGAATGGAAAGCCCATTGCAAGGAGGTGGCTTCGCATGATTTCTTCGCTTTCACTCAATGGCAAACCCAGTGCGCTCATCCGCTCTGGATGAAGCTTGCGAGTGGCAAGGGAATTTTCGATCGCATTCTTTCTTACAGATGGTCGAAGCAAAGAAGAGGTGCGCTTCAATTTGTTCGATATATCACGAATGAGGCCGCTATTTTCCTTGGTCTTACCCTGGCGCACGTGAAGTCCTTTAGCTGCAAGTTCATGGTTTGTCTGAGCAAGACGTTTGGCTGCATCCTTTCTTCTTTCTTCCGCTCCAATCCATTGAATGCGGACAGCTGCGCTTCCATGCCTGATAGGGATGCCCAGTTTGCTAAGAATGCGATGCACAGTTCTTCCGTTCACCTTCCAATAGGCAACGAGCCATCTGAAGCTTCTCTGTTCTGTGACGTATCTGAATTTTGCGGCATCAAGGATATTCATTCCTTCGATGGCTTCCACTCGTTCTTTGATTTCTTGAGAAATACCTTTTTCCATGATCGTTATGTGTTGGTTGAGGGCAAAGTTACAAAAAAGAATCGAAATACCAAGGTGTTTAACCTCTCTATCGACAAAGATGAGTCGTATATCGTGCCCGTAGGCATTGCACACAACTGCCGCTGTACCGTGGTACAGGTGCGCAAGCAGAAATATCCGGCTACAGAGCACGCTGAAGCCATGAGCAGGGGCGAGGAAGCCATGAACGGCGAACGATACAACATCTTCCGTTTCAACAGTGGCAAGCAGGGCAAAACCATGCCCGATTACAACCCTTACACCATCAAGCGATGTAATGACTGCGATGTGGCGAAAGGAAAACTGACTTTAAGTCTCCCCGACAACGAGATATGTGCTGCATGTAAATTCGTACAAAATTGCGCCCTGAATAGAGATAAATCAGAAGTATGTGTAAGCAAGAAGGAGTTACTCCAGTCTTCTGAAAACTTCACAAAGAAATCTGAAAGCTTGCAAACAGGCAACTACTTCCAGACCAAAAAGACACTACGTCTCGGACTGGATCATGCCAGGACCGCCGAAGAGGTCGCTGCGCAGAAATGGATAGCACAGCATTTGGAGAACCTCCGATTCGTTCGGTTCAGCCCTCTTGGCGAAGTAAAGGATATGACATCCGAGATAGATATAAGAAATATCAAAAAGAAAAAGGATAGAGGTGCCACCGGGTACAATGAATACGAAATTGAAATCAGCGGAGAAACTTGGCAGCTTAAGACTGAGATAAGGAAAGATAAAAAAGAAACTCTTTACAATGCCTTTAAAAAGAAATAGCTCCAAACATCCACGCGGCTCGTCGAAGGAACCATTGGGACGTTGAAGCTATTTCCACCGCAAAGATACAATAAACTTTTTAAACTCGCAAGAATATGAGCAAGAAAAGAGAGAAAAATCAAATGGAACGGCTTTATTTCGCCGTTTTCCCGGCAGCAAATCCAAAGAATATGAGCAAGGAAAAGCAAATACCTACAAGAATACTCCTACCAAAAAGGATAGAAGCCCCAAGCACAAACTTATTGGGCAAAATAAGGCAGCAAATTCTGAGCCGAATGGGCTGTTTGCGGCTGAGAGGTGAGAATGAGACACTCCTTCAACTTCTGCGCAAAGATGCCTATATACTTTCACAGCTTGTCGATGGATCATACAGATATAATATATCCCCGAAACTAAAGACAAGAACAGTAAGGACGTACCAACAACTGTCGGAGACAGAGGAAAAAGGGACGTTTGCTGTTTATCAAGAAAAACAGCTAAAATACCAAGGATGGTGGCGTCTAACGTTGTCAAATAGCGTATTAAAGCTTGATGTCGCCGCTCCAGATCTTGCCGTATATTATGCAACTGAACTCTCTCTTGCGCCAATGTACCTTCGATAATAAAATAACACATAATCTATAAATACTTTAAGTTATACAACATATATAAACGTCAAAGCTGCGGCAATATTATGCCGTTTCAGCCCCTACTAAGGCTGGGGTCCTATCCCTACTACCGATGAGCTTCAGTCCCTATTAGGGATGGAGCCTCGTCCCTATAGGGATGCAAAAAACGATATTCTAACGGTGTTCTATCACCATTATATTCACATTTTAATATTAAAAAGTAAATGATCAATTACAGTATTGCAATGATGGGCAACCCTGCCAAGAAGCAGGACCCAAAGAAAGCCTACGGTGTGGCTCAGTACACCGAGAAAATGACGCTCAGCGAATTCAGCGAGCATATCTCAAGCCACGGCAGCACATACGATGCAGAAGACGTGGAAGCTATCCTCGGAAAAGCCGTGAAGTGTCTGCGCGAGATGCTCCTTGCCGGAAAGAAAGTGGAGTTAGGCAAGCTCGGAGAATTCTACGTCACCCTGCACGGCAAGGGCACAGAATTGGCCAAGGACTACAACCCAGCCACCTGCGTGGAGAAGGTGAACGTGGTGTGGTCTCCCGGCAGCCTCTTCGAGAACCTGAAGGAGGATGCTGCCTTCAACTTCGTGGCAAGCCGCAACGAACAGGAAGAGGCTAAGCGGAAAGCCAAGGCGCAGAAGGACGACAATGGCAACACACCGCCTGCCTCGGGAGGTGATAGCCCAGCGCAAGGGGGCGGTGGTTCCTCGTCATCAGACGCGTCACAGGGCACACAGCCCGGAGGTGGAGATACACCACAGGGCGGTGGCGACGGCGAATAACTCTTACTTGAGCCAAAAAAGGGGGCTGCATCATCACGATGCAGCCCCCTCTGTCGTGTCAGGGTTCGCCAACCCCGACCGCCTGCGGCTATGTATACAAAATTTAAACCTAAGAAACCAAAAAATGATCTATTCATCTTCGCGGGACTTCACAGCCTGCTGGGGTTCGCCAACCCCGAAATGAGAGTATAGTTAAAAAAAAGCCGCAGGGCATACTGCTAACTTAAAACATTCTGACACCCTCGCGGGCTTTACAAGAACGAATTGTTTAATAACATCTAAAAATAAATTACTAACAAACAGTGTAAATATATGATATAAGATATTCCTCAACTCTTGAAACTTATCTTCTCGTAGCCGTACCAGCGTATGTTTACCTTTATCCGATCTTACGAAGATACCTCACTTTCATGATCTCGATATTCTCCATCAACTCGCCATGACTGCGACAGGTCATCGTCGTCTCCGGGTAGTACACTGTCACGGTCTGGCTATCTATGCCTACAAGCGCCTTCAGCACTTTCTCTATCAGGATACAGGCCGCCTCAAAGCCGCCCTCCATCCAGTCGGTCACAATGTGTAGCCGCATCTCGCCCTCGCCGCGCTGCATCGGCTCATTGCCCGCCATCATCCTCCAGCCTATGTCGCCTATCTCGATAAACACTGCAGGACGCTGCCAGGGGCTCTCCTCGTCCACATACTCCACATTCTCGTTGTACAGGTCCACGTGCTGCACCTCGGGCACCTGAGCCTCGATGGCACGTTTCACGTCGCTAAATAAACTTAGTCTTCCGTCCATAATTAAAACATTAAATATTTAAATGATTAAAATACTCCTCAAGCTCATCCTCGATAATCTTTGTCACTTCTTTCTCAACTTCCGGGGCCATGCCCAAGAACTGGCGCTTCGGTATCTTAATGGTCTTACCCACCTTCATCAGCGCCATCGCCCGCCAGAACTCGGCATTGGGATTAAGATTCATCTTGGAAGTCCAAGCATAGAAGCCACCATCAGTCAAAGTGCGACGCTTGCCACCCTGCTTCTTGGTCATTCCCATCGAGTCATAGAACTTGGCTCGAAAATACCGCTTCATCTTCTCCGTTACCTTGATTTCTCCACCTTCGTTATGTATGGCTGCATAGGGAGAGGAAGAAAAGAACGTGATAGAGGTGGCATCGCTCCGGCTCAGAACGCTCTTCCTCAGGTCGCCCGAGGCTACGAGTATATGCCCGTCGCCTCTTATCGGACTTTTCCGTCTTGCCCATGCCTTGGTAAAGAACCCCTGGCGCTCGAAGTTCTTGTCGAACTCATCACCGATCTCCACACGGATGTCAGACAGGATGTGGCGCACCACAATGCTCAGGTCTTTGTTTACGTCCATAGTCTCCTTTATTTGTCTTTTATCAGCAATACAGCCCGTCAGCCAAGTAGTCATCATGCAGGGCTTGCAGATTCAGGTCCGACATGCGGCCCTCCAACTCCTGATACACCAAGGCTTGGTCCTGCAGAGATAGTTCCTTGGTCTGTTGCTTGACATAGGCTACGATACGATTAATAATCTCTTCCATACGCTCTTATTTACTTTCGTCAGGTTCGTCAAACTGCAAGAAAAGCTCATCATCGACTGGAATCTCGTTGCGGGGGTCGGCACTGGCGTTGAGGATATTATACAGCTGACGCTCCGAGATGGCATAGTGCGGGTAGATATAGCGGCGCCATATCTCGCGGTTCGATATGCCGAGCTTCGCATATCTGTCGTATATGCTGTTGATGTCGGCTACGCGCTTCTTGTAACTCAAGCCTCGACGGCCGCGCTTCAGATTCCTCATCGATGATCGTATGCTTTTCTAATTAAACTTCAGCAAGAAGGCTCTTTTACCTTTTTACCTTTTTACCTTTAAAAGCAAGAAGGCTCTTTTACTTTTTTACCTTTTTACTTTTTTACCTTTAAAAGTCCTTTCTACAGCCTGCAGAAGCTGGGCTCTATACGCATCCACACGCCCGTCTCCTTGTGACGACGGAAGAAGTAATAGTTCACGGCTGTCTTCTGCACCACGTTCGACTCCTTAAAGAGGGTCATGATGTCCTTGTACTCCTGGTCGCCGAAGCGGTCTTCAAGCTCGTACAACTTGGAGATGCTCTTGTAGTCAAGGTCGCCACGCTGGTTGCGCTCCAGGAGAGTCATCGCCAACTGGTACATCGGGTCTTCCTGGCCCTTCTCGCTCTTCTGCATGTAGTTCTTCAGATAGGCCACCAAGCGCTCGGCTGCCATGTCGGCACGCTCATCGAAGCCCTTCACGCTGTTGCTCGCCACCTGCAGGCGGAAGTCGCCGTCGGTGATCGTGTAGTTGCGCTGGTCGGCATTCTTCAGCTGGCCGTAGTCGCGCATCACCGAGATGAAGCCTTCCGACTCTTTCTCAAGCCATTGCTTGAAACCTTTCACGTCGGCGGTCACGTTCACTAAGAACTCTTCCACACGGTGCATGAACTCAGCACGAAGGCCCTCGTAGGCGTCGCGCTTGGCCTGGCGGCTCTCGTTGGCGTCAGCGTTGAGCTGGGCGAGCAGAGCCTTCTTCTCTTCTGCCGTCATCTGCGACAGGTCAATTGGGTTTTTCTTTGTTTCCATTGCTTCCTTTGCTTATTAATATGAATTGATTGTTGATGTTTCGCTCTTCATGCTTCACGCTTCGTTCTTCGCTTACTAAGCCTCCCTTGCGCTTGATGGCTCTCAGTTTGCGCTCGAGAGCTTCAAGGTCGGAGATATCTAATTGTGCGAACACTTTGCCGCATATTCTCGGATAAGAGCAGAAATCGTTGATGTGCTGCCAGTCTCCGGTATCAACTCCTAACTCCTGCATCAGATGCAGACAGATAGAGCGGTGGCGCTTGCGCTGATCTCCATAACCGCACATGTTCTCAAGAGCCTTGCACATGTCGGTGTATTCTCTCGTCGTCATCTCGCGAAGATGTGAGGTACGACCTTTCGTGTACGTTGAGATAAGGGCTTCTTTCTGTTCTTCCTCATCTCCATAGTGCGGTACTTTCTTGAAGGCGGCATAAAAACGCCTGTAGTTCTTAACTGATCCTGCCATCCATACTTACCTTTTAGTTGTAATACGTATATCATCTGAAAGCCGTTTTAACGCTGTTCTTGCGTCGTACTAATTAGCGGTTATCCCGTCGTTCAGAAGGCGATATTCCAAGTAATTCTCGCGAGCTATCTCAACACTGACACTCATGCCGTTGAGTAGTTCCAACTCTGTAAGTAACGGCACATTGTCGAAACAGAGGTATATCTTGCCGTTAAATTCTCTTACCTGCAAGCGAACAAGCGCCTCGCATTTGATATTTCGCTCACGTTTGAGCTGTTTCTGGCGGCGAGATTCTTCTGAGATTCTCTTCCACCATGCCTGTACGGCATTCATAATCTTCTTCATATCTTTTCTATTTTTTTTGGGGGGGTAATAATTATTCACTATAGTTTCCAGTTTGCAGAAGGCCATCCTCCCATACTCTGAAGGTGGCTCCGGCTTCTCCGATGAATCGACCCTGGCAGACTGCCTCGTAGCCGACGACTCTTACTTTTACGCCCGCCATATACTTCAGCCTGACTGCAGGCTTGCCTAATGGCTGGCTCTTCGCTTCCTGCGAGATGAAGATGAAACTCTTTCGGGGAAACTCATTCACCAAGGCTTCTACCTGTGCGTATTCCCAGTGAGAGTACTGGAAGGAGTCCACGATGATGAACTTCGGACCCTTGCGCTGCTTCAGCATTCTTTTCAGGTTCTCCAGGTCCGAATCGATGCAGACTCTGAATCTGCCTTGCTCTTCCTCCATGTGAAACCGCTCGATACGTTCCTTGAAGCTCATGCTCACTTTCTCTTCATAAGAGCAGTAGAGCACCACGCCGTATTCGCAGAGTTTCTTGGCGAGCTGCATCACGAAAGAGCTCTTACCACCAGCCGATGGTCCCGAGATAAACCAGGTGTCATACATATCCGGCTGCCCGAAGCACCGCTCCCATTCTCCGTCCCAGGGTATCGGCTTGTAAGTCATCTTCAGTATTTCCCTGGGACTATACGCTCGCTTTGCCATGGCCGACCTCCCTGGAAGCTTCCGTAGCGTTCTCTGCTGCTATCTTGAGCTTCTCTATCTCTGTGTATACTCGTCTCAACCCGCCCTGCGTCTTCCTTACGATGGTAGGAATGTCTGCATCGGCTGGAGCATTCACCTTTGCCACGATGGAAGCCTGCTTCATCAGGAACTTCTCCCGCTCCTTGCCGTCATCAGGAGTCACCTTCGAGAATCTGCCTCCGTAGCGGCTCAGCATCTCGGTATATCCCACTTTCTTGCAGTCGATGCTTCGGTTGATCTTCTCCTTCAGTCCGTCGGCTCCCATCATATACCAGCCGCAGCAGTGCTCGGTGGCGTTCCAGAGTGCCTTCAGTTCTAAGAAGGCTTCATACTGCAGGTCGCCTGCCTCGTCGAGGATGATAAGCGGACTGTTCAGCGTGCGGAGATAATATACCAGGTCTTCATACACATCGCTGTAGGTTCCCTTGTTGTCAGTACCAAACTCGGTGGCTATCTTACGGATCAGTCTGCGCTTGGTCTTCACCTGCGAGCAGTCGATATAAACGGCATTCTCGTGGCAGCCGATGTAGTATTTGGCAGAGTAGGTCTTGCCGATGTTCGGCTCGTCGCAGAGAATCATACTCAAAGAGGAGAGCTGCGCTAACTCTAATTGCTTCTGGATAAACAGGAAGGTGAAGGTATTAGCTGGCTTCCATTCTATCTCGTGACGAAGATTTACTCCCAAGCGACGGGCGATGCGCACCCAGTTAGCATCAGAAAGGGCCTTGTCTATGGCACCCTGCTTTACCATACTGTACACCGAAGTGGATATTCCGAGGGATGTAGCGTGCTTGGCATCCGAAGGGTAATTGGCGCGGTTCTGTGAGATCGCAGCCAAGATCTTTTTCTTTTGTTCTGTTGTAATCATAATCGTTCGCTGTTATAAGTTTATTCTAAGCCGATTCTTACGCCTGGTCGAACGCCATCGCTATTGCCAATGCGTCCTCGTCTTCTTCTGCTATTGGCGATGTGCCTTGTAGTACGACAGGGTCTCCTCCCGGTATCTCCGGGCTATCTTCTTGTACCCCTTCATCAACGTACGGCGGGCTGTCTCCCCAGGATGATCCAAATCCCTGCGCATTCTCGCAATCGCTCTGCCACCCGATTTCAGTTCCGCTCTGAGCTCCACCCCTATCAGTTTTCTGTACTCCGAAATCACCATCGGGAACATCGGATGCAGCAGTACCCATCCCTGGCGGCTTCGCGGTAAGCTCTTCAATCTCTTTCTGTTGTTCTTCTTCATAATCCTTGCTGTTGTGTATTCCCAACCTTGAAACCATGTTCTGGTTGGTGTAGTTCATGAACTCCCTTACCTTCTTCTGCTGATGATAGAACTTCCTGCGGTCTTCCTCGGTCTGTTCTGCCATCACTCGGTTGTAGGTTTCTACCTTCTCCACCTGGTCGATGAATCTGTCGCCCTGGAAGATGAACACATCCTGCGGCTTCCCGTCCTCATCCGGCAGATAGTAGGCGGTCACCTTGTAGTCGTTGGGCGCTAAGCGCTCCAATACTTCGGGCTTGCTCAGCCACCAGTCTGCATAGGCTACTCTTACCGTAGAGTTTCGCCTTACCGAGGTCTCCACCTTCTCGCCGATATATCGGGCGAGGGTAATGGCATCGAATGGGCGCAGGTTCGGGTTGATATGCTCCATCAGCACGTCCCATCGGGTCATACCGGGGTATTTCTTCTGATTAGGATGCAGTGTATGGTTCCACTCGTAGTTGTCGCGGCGGTCGTCTGCCACAAGCTCATCAAAGGTGAAGTACTGCTTATCCTCCCAGGTATCATTGCCCGCATCGCTTATCTTCTTGGATTCCACTCTGTATTTCCACTTGCCGTAGAATCGGCCGATACCTACGTGGTTGCGGTGAATGATGCGCCGCTTCTTGGCTCCGTTGAGGTTTTCCGCCTGTTTCTCCTGTGAGTTCAGTGGCGCACAGTAGCGCACATAGCTGAATACCGTTCCCTCCTGCAGCAGGGTGTACTTGTATTCAGACATCAGGTGGTTCTCCACCTCGATACCTGCCGGAATACCCCAGCCATGCTTGGCTATCAGCCTGAACATCTCTCTGAAGCATTCCTTCACTAAGTTCTGATCCTTATCCCTGGAGTAGCTGGCGCCCAGCACGCACTGGCTTACCGAGTCGTAGGCATAGTAGGCTTTCACCCTCAGTTTCGTGTCCTTCAGCTTGCGGGTCAGATCCACGTCATCCATGGTTATCTGGCTCAGCGAGTATTCTCCGGCATGGCGGTGCATGTGTGGCATACTCTCGTGCATGAAGGTGCTCCAGCTCAGTTGGCTCTTATCCCAGATAAGCCTGTTCTTCGGCTTGTTCAGAATGTTGCGGATGGTGCTGTCGCTCAAACTCTTCGGGTTTCCGTCCTTGTCGCAGAAATCCTCCGGGTTGAACAGCTCGCCCGTCTGAATATCATATACGTCGAGCTCGCCACATACGAAGGCATCATACAGATCCTTCACCTGCGAGCTGTAAGGCTTGTTGGGGAGGCATTGCAGACCGATTATCAGCTTCTCTGTCTTTACATCCACCTTTCTGGTGTTCTGGTTGCCAAACTTATCGCTAATCAGTACGCCGTAGCCGCCAGCCTTATACTCATTCACCTTCTTTCGGAATCTCAGTGTCGATTCGGGTAGGGTATGATGATAGGTTTCCTTCAATATCTTGATGGTCTTGGCCATCATATTCCAGTCGTAGCGTTCGCCCATCAGCTTGCGGTAGGCGGAGGCGCGTTCGTAGAGCTTGATACAGGTATTGAGCACTGAGGCGTTCGTCACATACTCCTGGATCTTCTCTGCCGACAGGTCCAAGCCTGTCTGCTGTCTGCTCTGGAAGTAGCACATGGCGTGCTGATCTACCTCATAATTGGAAGTAATCCACCCTCGCAGCCTTACTTCAGGACCACCGGGGAATTCTTCCTCCACCGCCTTGCGGTATTTGGTAGGCAAACTATCTACGGCAATAAGAGCCGTGCAGCCGCTTGCGCCACCGCCTCGACGTACCACATTTAATCTCTTTCGATTCACTGCAGAATCGTAGCAACTCTTGCTCATGATGCCCGTTCCAACAAGTTCTGTCGCAGATATACAAAGTGTATTGCCGTAATATTCCATAACTTAATACAATTATCCGATTATCAACTTCTCTGTCTTTACGTCCACCTTTCGGGCATTCTGATTGCCGAACTTACCGCTAATCAGCACGCCGTAGCCACCAACCTTATACTCATTCACCTTCTTCCGGAACCTCAGAGTCGATTCGGGCAGGGTATGATGATAGGTTTCCTTCAGCACCTTGATGGTCTTGGTCATCATATCCCAGTCGTAGCGTTCGCCCATCAGCTTGCGGTAGGCAGAGGCGCGGTCATAAAGCTTGATACAGGTATTGAGTATCGAAGCATTC